TGTTCACAACCAATTTTATCTGCTTCACTTGGATCTGGAAGTGTTATTGGATGGCTATGAACAATAGCGATAATTTCGCCTAAGTTGTCTGCTTTTACATAGTCTTCTGGGTTTAAAATAAATTCCTGATGACTTGTTATTGATAAGTTTTGACAAGGATAATATTTTTGCTTGCCTTTTATATTTAACAAAAGCCCTACAGATTCTTTTGGATCTTGGTTTTTCGCATGAACCAATGCTTCGTTTCTCCAATTCATTGTACAAACGTGCCAATACTAGGAAACAATGCACGGGTGCACTGCCGTTTGGGTGCTCTAACTCCAGCCATATCAATAGCTGCTGCTAATTCAAATTCTACCACTTCTCTATTTTCTGCTGATTTTCTATCTATAGTATATATTTGACGTTTAAACTCGGCTGTAGGGTCTGGAGTGCCTAATGGATTTATAGGATTATTGTTGTTATCTCTATCGGGAAAGTTTACAGCATCTAAAAATCTCGCCATTGTTCTAATTCTGGTAACAGTAGCACCTGTTAAATCATTGCCAGCAGTAACAGAATTAACCTCGTTAAGAATTAATGACATTGTTCCAAGTGCATTACTTACAACAAATTTTGGTCTTGGAATCTGACCACGTTGGTATGCAAAGCCTGTAGCTTCTATCGGGAATCTTTCGTAAGATTTTCCAGCCCAAACAATATTAGTCTTAGCATCAAGGTTAGTACCTGCATGAAATCTATATATGTTATTTTCATTATTAGCAGTAGGTATTCCAGCATTATTTCCGTGCAAAACTGTTACTAACTCAAGTACAAATAATTCAATAATCGCTGAAGGATTTACTTTTTGTACTTCACTGAATACTGGATCATTATTTATAGTCATGGTTCAAATACTTCTCTAAATGTTGCTTGTATTGTTGCTCTGTTTAAATATGGAATAGATTTACTCCATCCTTCACATACAAACTTAGATGAACTAGCTTCTCCAGGTGGAGTGAAATCAAAGCTGGCAGTATCATTTGCTCTTGCATCTAAAAATGTTTCTATCGTATCTGCATCTGTTTCTGACACTTCAAAAGTAAGGTTAAATATTTTTGGATTTTGATGTTGTGCAAGGCCAAATAAAATTCTATGTTCATAACCGTCAGCAAAACGAACTGTTCTGGTATTTGGTGCGGACCTTTTTTGTTGTCCGTATTTAGGAGTAATTGAAGGGAAGGTAGCCATTAAGCAAGTAAACCTCCAGGTCTTTTTTGTTGTATTAATTCAGATTGTACCGCTACAGATATAAGACGACCAAGTTCTCTGCCACTTTGTTCATCTCCTTCAACAGAAGAACCAGAAGCATCCACGTTCACTACTACGTTAGTAGAGCCGCCGAGTGCATGGTTCGGTGTAATCATTCCAGAAACTCCAGGTGTAAATAATTCTGGTCCACGTTCTCCTACGATTGAAGGTTTGCCAACAGGGGGTCTACCGCCATTAGCAAAATCTTTCATTGTCACTCCACTCGCGAGTCCTCGATTGAAACCTGCAAAAACATCAGTTGTTCCACCTCCACCTCCACCTCCACCAAATAGACTACCTAATATTCCGAAGAAACCGCCACCTCCTAAACTTCCCTGCATATTTCCAAAGAAAGCCATGTTAAATGCTGCGTCTATTAGTTTGTTCAATACGCTGCTTAATACATCATTGAGTGTGGAAGTGCCACGAATCATACCTTTTATGCCATCGGATATATCAGTTGCGATTGTCTGAGACATTCTTTCAAATGCTGCTGCTGTCTCTTCAGCCAACTGTCTTTCTTTTTGTAAACTCTGTAAGTACTTAAGTTTGTTGCGGATTTCAGTCTCGTCTTTTATTTCCCCATCTTGTTTCATTTGCATTATTTGTTTTTCTATTTCAAATTCATCTGAAGTCAATCCAAAACTTTTTTCTAGCAACACTATTTCATCGGATATATTTTTTACTCTTTGTTTCTGTATATCTGCCAGTAGTTTTTCAACAGCAGCCTGTTCATCTCTTTTGTTGGCTCGTTTTTGTGCTTCTTCTACAGCTTTCTTAGCTTGATCTAAAGTAATACCTGGATTAGCTTGTATTAACGCTTTTTCTTCTTTACTGCGTGTAAAGAATCCTCCTTCTAAGGCTTCTACTAATTTACGAGCTTCTACAACTCCAGGGTCAGTGGATGTTTGTGCTTGTCTTTGCAGATTAGCTGCTGTAATTCTGTTTAATAAGAAACTTCCTGCTCCAGTTCCTTGTAAGAAAGATGCGAAAGCTGATCTCATTTGAGTCATTGCTATCGTGAATTGATTTGCTAGTTCTGTAGTTCCTTTACCAAATCTTTGTAGAGCATCTACTCCTTCTTTACCCACTAAATTAATCATTCTTTCTCTGGCTGCTGCAAACGCTTCTTCTTCGCCACCTAATTTTTCTAAAGTTTTTAAATTCTTTTCAAACTCTGTTCCAGTAATTCCTAGTGCTGCGGATACTGCTTCTATGTCTTTAGTAGCATCATTTAGTGCTTGTCCTAGTTTTGATGTTTCTGTTGCAAATTGTTGGATTGCTGTGGCTGCTGCGGTAGTGACAAGACCTCCAGCGAATCCACCCATTTGACCACCAAACTGTTCGCCAAGTCCACCTCCTAAAAATCCTGCTGCACCTACTAGAGGACCCTGCCCAAACAATAATGGAAATGCACCACTGATAAGCGCACTCTGAAAACCGAAACCACCTTTAGGTGCTGGCCCAGGTAACAGTTGTCCATCAGGACTGAAGTTCAAAGGGCTGCTTGCTCCCATAGGGAACTTGAATGAAGCTCCTCGTTTACGCTCTTTATTTTGTTCCCGTAATAGTTTTAATTTATTTTGCTCTTTAGTTATTCCAGCAGTAAGTTCATTATTTAGGCGTTGAATTGATCCGAAGTCTCTTCTATTTTGAGCGTCTACAAGTTCGCCCATCTTAACTCTTAGTTTTGTAGTATTTACTCTCTTAACTTCCAGCATATTCAACTGATGATTAAACCTTAATCGCTTCATCTGCTGACTAATTCTTGTATTTATGTCCATAGCTTCTGGACCTTTACCGAAAGCCTTTAGCTGGCTGGCAGTTGCTATCTGCGGTCCAAAGGGAACACTTGTCTGCTGTCTACCCTGAGTTCCTAAATCTAATATTTTTATGCCTCGTTTATCAGGCTTCAGCATCTCTGTGCTTGGAAGCCCTAGCATATTAAATGGTCCGACACGGTTTCCTTCTATACGAGCAGCAGTAGTTCCAGCCGTTCTATTTAAAGCTGCTTCTGTTCTTTTTAGTCCTACAAGTTGTGCGAGAGTTCTAACTCTATCTTTATCTACACCAGCATTTTTTATGTTTGCCTCTAGTTGTTTTTCTATTGCTTTTAGTTCTTGGGCTACAAATTTTTGAGCGTCTTTAGCTGTTTGAAATCTACCTTTTTCTGTGTGCCTAGCTGCGTTCATTATTTCTAACTTTAATTTGTCTAACTTTATTCCCTGTTCTTCAAATTTTCTTATTTGATCTCCTAAACGTCTGGTACGGTGCATCATAGAGAACTTCTTATCCTCTAAGGCAAGTTGCTGTTTCTTGATAAGAGTTGCTTTACTCTCTATTCGTAATGGATTGTTTAAACTAGCTCTTAATTTATTTACACGTCTTTCTAGTGCTTCTAGTTGAACTCTAGCATCTCTAGTATTTAATTTTATATTTACGCTGTAATTTGATGCTGCCACTTACACAAAAATTACTAGATAGAACAAGTTTAGCGTACTTTGCGTGTCTGGGCTTGTCTTTTTGCTTTTTCGTAAGCCTGTTCTTCCCGTTCAGATTTTATTTGAAAGTATGCGTTCCATGCGTATAGTTCTTGGGTAGACATATTCTCCCTTATTTCTCGGTGTGTGTAGCCTAGTTTTTCCGCGATAAAAAATTGTAAATATATAAAATTATCTTTTTCTAACTTAGCTTTTTACGGCATCGGGGCTTTCCTCCTCGCCCATACTTTGCATCTTGGTCATTATGTCTAACAGAACTGCTAGTGGTATTTCTCTTCTAAGAATAGGTAAATCCCCTGAAGAAAATAGTTTTGTGCCTGATTCATCTTCAGCTTTTGTAAGAATTACTTGAAGAGCAAAGTCTAAACTTCCTTCTTCTTGCCCTTTGTTCATAGCTATTAATGTACTGTTTATGGTATCTCTATCAGCTATTGTTAGAGGCGACCAGAATATCTTTAGCACCAGTTCTTCCCCTTTTAAAATGGAGTAGCTACTGCGTTCTTCTACACTAAAGGCTTTCTTTAGTTTGTCAATTGCTCTTACTGTTGACATAAAAATACGTATCTATTCCTGTAGTATAGCTTATTAATCGAAACTTACATTTTTAGCCTTAAATGTTTCTGATAATCCTAGAGCTATAGCAGATTCATACTGTGCAGTTTGCATATAAACTTTATACCAATCTGGATTTTTGCTAGGTGGTGTTATTCGATTCTCAACATTCTTGTCATGCTGCTCGTAGGTTACACCATCAGGATCTCCAACAGGTGCAGTAGCTCCTGGATTATTTACAGCAAAACCAGCATACTCAGCTTCGTTACCAATATAAAGTTCTTTATTAATCGGAACTCTTTTGGGTCGTTTTCTCTTTGGTAAGAATCTATTTGTTCGTATCTGATTTATAATACTGCCACCTTCTTCAGAACCCTCTTCATCTGTTATCCAACCTAAAGGAACATCATAGGCTGTTCTTTCTTTTGATCTAGCAGTACTTTTCTTAATAGGTTCTACTGGAGTCTCACTTATTTTCCAACTTGTAGCAAAATGTCCTGTCCACCACGGTCCAGATTCTTGAAGGTCTTGCACCATTATGGCAGCTACTTTACCTTTTAGTTTTATAAAATCCTCTTCAAGATCGTTTGTTAGAAATCTAATGTCTTTGTTAGGCATTGGCACTAAAATTGCAACTTACTACAGATAGAAAGTGACTCTCTCTTTCTGTAGTTACTGAAGTTGGTCCTGCTATCTGGGATACACGAGGGGATACTGAAAAACTATCGGTATATGTTGAAGAGTTTACTGAAGTCAATCCATCAATTATTGATTCTGCTATTTTAACTGCTGTTGCTGTTCCTTTGTTTTTAGGGGTCATAACACCGCAAGTAATGGTTCCAGTATAGTAATCTTGTGCTGCTCCTTGGGTTTGATTAGTCGATTGTGTAAAATCTAGGCTAACCATTACATACTTTTTTCTTAACCCTGGCTGGTTAAAAGGTGTGTTATCAAATACTACAATAACTGTAGGATCAACTTCTGAAACTTTATCCCTTATTGCAGTTTCAAAAGCTGCTCGTGTCTTTACTAAAGTCATTAGAAAATTACATCAATACGAAACAGGTATTCCTGTCCGCCTTTTAAAGTACGAATATCTGTTATCTTAGCTCCTCTTGTCGATCCAGAAAATGTAAGAGTTACCTCGTCTTGAAGTAGAGGCTGATTATCACCTATCAAGTCTGGAGTGATGTAGAGTCTCGCAACATTCTCCTGAAACCCAGATTCTTCAGTAGATTGCACAAACTCGATAGGTACTTTAATTGTATATGCAGTATCTACAGTTATGTACTCTCCTTTTTCAGTGTTATAGCTGGATAAACCTTTACGTGTGTAAACAATGGAGGTGTCTAATGAGATCCCAAGTTGAGACACCACTTGTTTTGCTATCTTTTTAAATGCTGCGTCTAATTGTCCTGCCATCAGCCTCTAACTACCCTCATTTGATAAGTGCCTGCCCCACCTAGCACATATGCGCCAAGGTAACTTTGAAGCCAGGGGTAAACATCTAAAATATTATTTACTGATCCTGTTCCTTGACTTGCGGTATTGTATTTTACCTCTATATCCCCTAATTTTACTTCAGAAAAGTTACCATCTGTTCCTGTGCTACCTGTTATTGCCTCTGTATCATTTGCTAAAGCTCTGGCTAGTTCATATTGTGCATATTTAATATTGTTTGGAATTGTTGTACA